AATCTGTTGAGCTAGAGTTTTAATTTGCTCTAGCTTGTCTTTATTCTTTTGATTCAGCACGGCGCCGACCTTCTCGGCAATATCTAAGGGCATGTCGTTGCCCTGAAGACGCATAATTTCTCTGACCAGTTCCCATGCAATCTCTTCGTTATCTTCGTTAAGCCCTTCGGCTTTAATAGAATCTGTTAAGTAATCGAGTTCATCCTTGATTTCAGCCTGACCGATAGTTCTCTCCGTTGGATGCTCAGGTACTTCCTCAAGTCCAATGCCAGCCAATACAAGAGCTTCCTCATCCACTTCTTTATGCTCCTCTACCCATTTCTTCGCTCTTGCCATCGTCCAATTAAAGGGCGGTCTCTTATCAAACATATAGGTGCGCACTTTCTTTTCCTTGCCACAATATAGAGCCTTGATGCCTTCCTTTTTGGATATGTCTATCGTAGCAGTAACATCACATTCTGCTACTTGAATTCTAATCCACTCGTCAGTCTCTTCAGGCTTGGTGATGGTTTCAACAATATTTGTTTGGGGAATAAGACCCTTTGCGATTGCTATTTGTAAGGCTTCAGGATTACTAGGAACTGGCACATCGGAATATTCAAGTAAAGCCCACTTTGTATATATGCGTTGTATATCTTTAGAATCTGCTCTTTTGATTATATCTTCCCCTATCAATTCGGCTATTAGTTCGGTAAACTGTTTATCATCAGGAGTAACCGATTCGAGAGGCATAAACCCAATTGATTCTGCGAGCGGGAATCCAGCCTTTCTATATTCAAACACTTCATTCGCTTTAGTTGTATTAGCATAAAGCGTTTTGCTAATAATTCCCTTTTTGTCTTTTTTGAGCCATCCCGCTTTGCCAATTGGCAATTCTCTATAGTCATGACAAAACATAACGACTGGGTTTTTCAAAAAGTCATCGAAGATACCGCCTTTAGGCAATACCACTTCCCTGTCCCTATCTTTTCCAGCAGTCGTGATGTATGTAATAACAGCCCTCTCCCCCTCCTCAATATCCGCCTTAGAGGGAACATATCCCTTCCGTACAAGAGACAAGTCATCCTCTGCAATCTTATACTTTTCAGCCCATCCCTGAACTTGGCTTGCAGGATATACATCTTTTAATTTCAAGTCCTGTGTCATTAATTTGATTGTCTCTTCCATAATTACCTCCTAAAGGGTAAAATTAAAATGCAACCGCACTTGGCGCATCTTATAAAAATAGCAGACGACCTTCCTTCGAATACCCTGTTCTTTCCACCAACGAAAGCTCCACATTTACTACAGCGCATAGTTACCTCCTTTTTTATACCACAGGTAGCCAATCACATCTGCAGTCGGGATGAACAGGAATCATACCCCCCGTCTCTCTTATGGGGTACTCGTTTCCGTGTAAACCAAGACACTCCTCACAAGCCCTCTCATCCAGCGCAGCGTAGAACTCTAGCTTCTCGACATCCAGAGCCTCATAGCCCCTAATAGACCCCTCTGCACTGGCAGCTATCACCTCTGTCCTTGCTACCATCGGAGCCCGTCTCTCATATCCGTTCTTGTAGAATTCCTTTATCCGCTTGGTTATCTGAGGGATACTTTCCCCCTCAGCAAATCCCTCAGCCAGCGCTTTCCTCAATGCCTCTTTGGTCGTCCCGTTGACCATTTTAGCCATAGTCAATGACCTAGTAGAAATCCACTCAAGAGCCTCTTGGTCAAGGAATTCCTCCTGCTTAATTGATTCAGTATGTGGGTTCTCAGGTTTCAACCCCTCGACCGTATCCCGATAATGAGTCTCATAGACATTGGTTATCAGAGGCTTGAAGGATTCAGCAAAGTGATCATTTGCCTCAGACTCAGCGAAATCAGCATCGCCGAGTTGCTCAAGATTCCCAATAACCTCATCCTCTTGCTCATCGAATAAAGTCTTGAGCATCCTCTTAAACATTCTCTCTTGTCCCGCAGTCTTGGCAGCGTATACCCGCCACATGGCTTCTTTCTGCTGTTCGGATAATCGGGACTTAATTCTCGGAATCTGTTTAGCCATCTCAGGAATTATAGCCATTGGCAGGAGGTATGTCCCGCCTTTCATATCCTGTGGGCTATGTCCTAGAAGACTCTGAGCAAACTCACGGGTATATACTCCCGCCCTGACCAATCTGTCGCATTCATCTACCAATGTAGCTCTATCCTCTGGTACCGGGTTTTCAAAATCCAATTTTAGCTTCTCATCAAACAAAGGGCATAGCTGCTCGTTAAAAGCCTCCTTGAACCTCTGGAGTGCTGGCTTGATTGTGTATTTGGCGAAGATATACTCATCGGCTTCAGCCCTAGCGCGGCTGCCGACCTCAGATGCACCAATTAAACTCTCAGGAATATGATAAGCAGCCAGAATAATATTACGGGTTGCCTTCCGTAATTCCTTAAAGTCCATATCCCGATTAGTCATGGTGACGTTGTTTATCTTCATTCCGCCCCATAAGAAGGCAGTAGAATATGCTTTACCCCAGCCCCGGTATTGCGAGTTCCATTGCTTCATAAAGTCATCACGTTCCTCTTTGGGCGGTATATCACCGGGGATTTCTAGCGCCATACCAGGGCGGGCATCATTAAAGAATAGTTTTTGCTGATACTTGGAAGCGTAACGCTCACTATCCAAATCAGTTCCGATGCTATGAGCAGCACCCATTCCCCTATATGGATTAGCGGGATTCGGATCCATAACATGGATAACTTCAGGAATTTCTAATCTCTGAATTTGACCGTCCTTGCGATACTCATAATGCGAAATGTAATTATCTTTGTCAGGGATAACATACATATATCCGGGCGGGGCTAGCCACATTCGCCCGGGCACACCAAGCCGATTGAAATCCAAAACGACAAAGCACTCCCCAACTAAACCGATATACATCTGAGCTAGAAGAAAGAACTGGTAGCGAGTCTGGAAGGGATTTATCTGATTGAGTAGGTCAAGCATAGGGTGGTCATCCAGTTCCTTATAGTCAGTTTTGCTACTCTTACTTTGGGCATATAATACCCAGCCACTATCGGCTACCGAATGAGCAATGAGCGATACTGCCCCGAACAGCCAACCTACTTCTCCATAGACTTGTAAATACTGCTGATAGCCCCAGCCAGGGGGAATTGCCATTTCTAATAGAGATGTCCCGCCTAACCTGTAATTGACCCCCTTTAGTGCGTTCAATAATCTGCGGGGGAAATCTTTAATAGCCAATTAAGTCTCCTATATCTCAAGCACTGGATTGCCATCACCATCTAATTCAGGGACTACCACCTCAATGAGTCGACCACTGGCAGACCTCATCCTTACCTTATCGCCTGTCCTATGGATACGCTTGTTATACAGAGGCACACTACTACTACTCTTCGTTTCAAGAGGGCTGGATTTCGACTGTGGTGCGTCTGTTCTAGGTTGGACAGCATCAGCAAGTGCTTGGCGAGCTATTTCCAGTCTATTATTAGGTTGGACTAGGTTGGACATAGACGTGCTAGGTTGGACAGCCCTCTCAAGTTTCTTTCTGGCTTTGTCTCTCTTCTTACTCAGCGGCATAATTCTCCTATACGAAGTCAAAACCCCATTTAGCAGGTCGTTTGCCACCGATTGTCCCATAGCGTAAGCAGTCCATAGCATGGTCATTAAACTTCACAGGCTCTTCCAGCACTCGTCCGTCCTTGTCCTTTTTCCGCTGGTAGCCTCTCATTTCCTTTATGGTATTGACACTTCGCTTGGTGATATGGATTCTATAGCGCTTAACAGTATCTATGCCTAGCGCCACATCTTTGATTGCTGGATAGCACCTCAAGCCTGCTCGACTTATCTCTTCTATGCGTTGAGGTTCAGAGGAATCAGCATATATGTCTAACCTTTTTAGTTCCTTTAGTCTATCTATCAACTCCGAATTGGTGAGATGGGTTTGATACAGACGCTCATCCACATACAATTTGTCATCTGTTATCCCAATATGGAGATTGACAGTAGGATTCTCATACCCGAAGTCAACCCCATATCTCTCCTCCTGAAAGTCATAGGGCATCTCGTCTATTAGCTCCCAGTTAGGGTAAATGATATTCTCTAATTTGCCCCATTCACCAAGAGCATAAATTCGGTAGTAGTTCATATCCTGATTTATGAGGTCTTCAAGGAGCTTCACATAGTCATCAGGGAGAAGGCGATTATCCCGATAATTTGACTTGATAACCTCAACTTCAGGGTCATTGATAAGCTTGAGATAAATCCAGCTATTCTCGTCTACAGGATTTAGGCTGAGATACATCCGGTTAGTATTCTGCCCTGGATGTCGGTTAAGGCGAAGCTTCAGAATTATGTAGTCTTCCCATGTAAATTCAAGAGCCTCTTCCAGCCATAGGTAATTGGAGTTGAAGCTCTTAATCTTCTCTGGGTCATCTAACGAAAAGAACTGAATGACATTATTCTTATAGCGGAAGGCGTGCTCGGTTTTGTTGTGCTCACCGCACTGGTATATGCCATAATCTTTGAGTAACTTAATAACAAGGTCATAGGCTGTCATCCTCAAGGCTGGGAAGGTTTTACGTGCTATGCCGATAACTTTGTCGTCTTCTTCTAGCAACTTTCGTATCATCAACTGAGCAAGGGAATGAGATTTAGAACTACCGGCGCCCCCGACGCAAACAACAACAGGCTTAACAGCATGCTCAAGTCTCCGATATACTGGGGTTCTCTTCTCCTTTGCTTTCTCTGCCACCAATGTAGCCATAACTTATCTCTACCCCACCAGAATGTTCCATCTCCTGCGTATCCTTCATACCAAGCCAATTCTTAGCCAGGAATATGGCTGCTGCGGGGTACTTCTCACTAAGTTTGAATAGGTTGCGCCTTAATGCTATTTTGCCACCTACCCTGTTTAGAGTAAAAAACTCCTTGAAACTCATGTCCTTTTCGTCTTTAAGACGGCGTGCTAGTGTATCAATTGACACATGATACCAATCAGCAATCTCCGTCTCAGAGCACTGGAGATGACATAGTTTCTCAGCTTCCTTCCAGTCTATAGGTTTTTTAGGTCTTCCACCATTGCCATTATTTGGTTTAGCCATCTATTTCCTCTTAATCATCGTCCATGAATGATGCCCTGTTTTCTCCTCATGTTCAAGGGCGTCCCTTGACTCCATAACCTTGCCACATTCATTACACTTCATTAGCGGTTGCAATTCTCACCGCCTGTTTACCAGTAAAGTCTTCGTATCTCTTGATTATCACGTCACAATAATGACTATCGATTTCGAGCATCATACATCTTCTACCTAGCTTCTCACAGGCTATTAGTGTGGAGCCTGAGCCACCGAA